ACATACTAGCCATTATATTCTCCTCATTATATTTATTTTTAGGGTGATACCATCAACTACCATTGCAGCAATTTGTGTATCAAGATTTGTTAAAAATCTCATTTTGCGAATACGTTTGATGGGTGGGAGTCCGAACGGACTCCCACCATTGTGGAGAATTAACCCTTGTTAGCGCGACGCTTACGAATTTCTTCGAGGATGCGGTCGGCATCATCGTCATCGTCCGTGCCATCTTCCTCAACCTTTTCAGCTGCAGGTTTAGCAACTTTGGCAGGAGCAGGTTTGGCTTTTTCAACTTTTGGAGCAGGAACATCATCGTCATCGCCATCATCGTCAACCTTAGTTGGACGCTCACCAGTTTTGTATTCGGTGCCGTTCATAGCTGCTTCCAACATAGCCTCGACCTTTTCAAGACCAGGATTCTTGGGAAGAAGAGTCGACAGATCAATCAACTGACCTTTAACGTTTTCGATGGTGTCGTCGTCAAGAGCACTGGCATGTTTTGCAAATTTGCTAGTTGCATAGGAGGCATATTCACCTTGTTCCTTCTTTTTAACGATGAAGTTAGTACCATTTTCGTAGTCGAAGGGGATGTCTTCGAGATCACCATCTTCAAAGGCTGCTTTGATAAGATCATAAATCTGATTACCAAGTGCAATGAAACGAACTTTACCTTCATGAGTTTCGCTTGTTTCTTTGTCAGCAGGAAGAGGATCCTCAACAACTAATACTTGACCGATGTATTGCTTTTTCTTCCAATACTTCTTACCATTATCCTTATCTTCTGCTTTGTAGTAAGCAGCAGATACTTTGCAGATTGGACAATCTTCGCCATACATTTTCAAGCATGGCACGGACTTCTTTTCGCCATTGATGGTAAGAGTGTGCATGTGTTTTTCAACAAGGAACCCCATTGGGTTGTCGGTGTTTTTGTCAGGAAGGAAACGAATTGTTGCTTGTTCACCAATTTTCATATTCCAGAACGGAAAGTAGTTGTTTGGTAGATTGCCGCCTTCATTGGTATCAGGCTTTTTGAATTGTGCTTTGAGTGCTTCTAATGTAAGTTTTCCCATTTTTATTCTCTTTTCTCTTAAAATTATTTTGTTTTTGGGAGAGATGTGACCCTATGTCACTTGTTTTTTAAGTTGGCAAACTCTTCACCAACCGGATGATTTTTAAACTACAAAATAGATCATACCAAAACTATTTTTGAAAGGCAACAAAATTTTCATTTGATGTCCTACTTCTTTATTTATGCGTTATGTTTGAAAAGTTACCTTTAAATTGAACTGTTATGGTACCGCTATAATAACAACCTTTCCTACTTGATTTGCTGTAAACGAAACAATGATATTGTTAAGATCAACAAACGATACATCAGCTGGAAAAATTGGTTGCCAACCTGTTGTTGGGTTGCCAATAGGGTTAATGTACACATTAAAAATTAAATTAGTTGTGTTTAAATTGTGTGCAACAGACCAACTAGTGGAGGAAGTTGTCTGTAAATGAACATAATGTGTAACAGTAGATGCTGAAGTAACAGCTGTGTCAACATATTGTTTGGTTGCTACTTCAAAGTCAGTAGCAGGGTTACGGCTAACCGTAACCGTACCTTTTGTGGTAGCCATGTTGCCTGTAGGCCCATCCAAAATAATAAAATCTGTTGCCCCATCATCGAGTGTTAGGCGTGCATTGCCAACGTTTATGTTACTGTTTGTGTTTAATACACCTGATACAATGTTTAGTCCTGTATTGGTGAGGGTCATTGCTGTACCATTGCTATGAATAACAACGCTTGTTGCTCCTGACGAAGCAGTAAAATCGCCAGACATTGTTATACCAGCAGAACCTGTAAGGGTTAAAGTTCCTGTCATGGTGTCACCAGCAACGCTCACTGAAGTATTGTCGACATACTGTTTGGTAGCAGCTCCAAGCGCAACAGTTGGATCGCCGCTTAATATCAACAAACCAGTCATTGTGTCGCCAGATTTAGAAACGACATTACTTAGGGTAGGAACAGAGCTGTCCACGTACGCTTTGGTCACGTATTCTTGGTTATTTGTAAATGATGTCTGTTTGGTGATGGTTGAACCAGTTGTGAAGTTGAATGACAAGGCGGCTGGAGAGGCAACTTCATTCAAATACTTACCAAATTCGAGTAGTGTGGTACCAAAAGTGTACGTAATATTCGTACGTTGATTTGAATTATCGACAAAGTCGAGATACGCAAATGACGAATCATTTGATTTTAAACTCATACCTACTTGAGCTGTAGCACCAAGGCGTAAAATACCAGTTGCACCCACGGTTGTCCCGGCAGCTTCTTTTCCAATAATATATGGATAAACAGTTAATGCCCCCGACATTGTATCACCTGTTTTGGACACTAACCCCGCTAGACTGGGAACGGATGCATCAACATATTGTTTCGTTGCGGCCTGAAGAGCACCAGTTGGATCAGCTGACAAAACCAACGGGCCCGTCATTGTGTCGCCAGATTTGGCAACAACAGTGGATAAGTCAGTGGTGTCAACAATTAATTGTCCATTAACAACCATGCCCGCAATGCGTTGAATAGCGCCATACACAGCTGGTAATTCTGGTACAGAGCCTGTAAAAACAATCGATGAATCGTATTGAATCGTGCCAAGTCTTGTTGTACCTTGAGCAATTACAACCGATACGGTTTGACCATTAAACAAATTACCCACTGCAAGCATTATATTTTGGTCAACAGTGTTTTCGAGATCGATCAGATACGAATCTTTAGATGGATTATCAAGAAAGATGGTGGTGCTAAGTATAACTGGCATTAAATTTTCTCCAATTTATTAATTATTTACTGTTACGCCAATAAACCGACGAGTGTCACGAGTTCATATCTGTTGTTCCAAACAACATCACCTACATCATCAGTAGATAGTACTTGTTGTGGTGTTCCGGGTGTTATTGCAACGGCGTGAGCATCAACATACTGCTTTGTAGCAGCCTGTAATGCAGCAGTAGGATCATTTGCGAGAACCAACGGACCAGTCATTGTATCGCCAGCTTTTGATACTTTCGACAAATCTTGGCTATCAACATACTGCTTTGTTGCTGCGTGTAGAGCAGCAGTAGGATTGGCATTTAACGTTAGCGGGCCAGACATTACACTACCAGCTAGTTGCACATAAACAGTATCATGATTGTGTGTTGCTAATGAAAATGAACTGGCATGCAATCCATCTAACAGGTCAGCATTTAATGTGCTGCCGCTACCATCGATAACATTTAAAACGTTGCCTGATAATTGCAGATGTGCGCCAGGTTGAATAGCCTGAGGACCACCAAACTCAATCCATTTCGCATTAACGGCATCGTATACATATTGATGAAAACTGTGTAATGAGTTGGCATTGCTTACAAACACAGCATTATTTCCAATTGGTGTGTAAAACGTCCAAGAAGATGTGGACTGATTCCAAACGGCTATTTGGTTCTTTTTGTTGAGGAATGTGCCAGATGGTGTTGATGTCGACTCCATCGCGATACCAATTCGTCCAGCATCAACTGGTAATCCTAAATCCGTCCAAGCTGTTCCACTCCATCGCACCAAATGACCATCCAGTCCTATCCAGGCCCCTGTACCACCGGTTGCAACAACATAAACGTCGGTATAGCCTGGTGAGGTTGGTGGGGTGTTGAGATTGTCGGCAATAAGATTTACGTATAATATTGGATTTATCCACATCAAACCACTAACACGTGAGTCAACATATTGTTTTGTTGCGGCTTGTAATATAGATGTTGGGTCGGCCGAAAGTGTTAACGGTCCCGTGAGTACACCGCCCGTCAAGTTAAGTTTATTATCTTCGAGACTGTTAATGGCTGCTTGAGCTGTACCAGTTGCAATGTTGCCGTGACCTATGTACGAGACTTCAGTTGCTGCGTGGGTGTGAGCAGTAGGTGTTCGAGCGTTGGTTAGACGTGGATCATTAGCACCAACAGCAATAGGGTTGGCGGAGTCCACAGGGGCGGTAGCCAATAAAACTGTACCCAATACAGCAGTAGATGCAGGGGAGATATTAGCTGATGCACTTCCAGGGGCGCCGGTTGCACCGCGGCCACCCATGCCTTGATCAAATATAATAGTGTCGTTAGCAACAACACGAGCAATTGGCACAGCAGAAGGACGAAGAGAGTTGATGGTGTTAGGATCAACATCAGTTAGTTGACCAGCAACATCTACCCACAACGGCGCATTAATGGTGGCCCAATTCCAAGATGGGTTGATGATAACACCCTGCAAAATAATATTAACAGCATCACCAAAGAGAACATTATCCGTAACTAATGCAATGACTGTATTGCTAATGTCTTCATAACGAGCTAAACCTATGCGACCAAATGTGTTGTACTTTACAACACTGTATGCTGGGATTGATTCATCAGCAATTGCGGAAATTACAGTTGACTCCAACTTGGCTGTTTGTATTGAAGAACCATCAACAAAAAATTGGTCTTCGGTGGTTAAAAATTTACCATTTGACTGACGTATAGCAACTCCAACACCATCAAACAAAATTCTTCCAGACAAATATGATGTAGCAACTCCAACTTGTGTTCCAACAGGATAATATGTAAACGTATTTGAACCAGAAAGTTGAGCGACGAAAACGCGGATGTATTCGACCCAAACCGAACCCGACCAGACCTTCATGGTCATTGTATTTGTATCGAACCAGTGTTGATTTACGACGGGAGAAACAGGAGCTACTACGTTATCGATAGGTTCAAGGGTTGTTTGGCCAAATGTTCGTTCGCCTGTTACTTTATTGATATCTACATATAACCAATAATCAACTCCTGTAGTTAGCCCCGTCCATGCAGTATATGGACCAGAATTTTGGGGTTCGGTGTGATAATACTCAGCAACGCCGTTGGATAATGTTGCAACAATTGGTCCATTTGCGGTTGATATAACAACATCATTGATTATTTTTTGTAGATAATCTGCTGGGTATTGTACTAATCCTTGTCGAAAGGTCAATCTCATAATGTTTTCCTATATAAAGCTGGTAGTTTTATATATTTATGAGATGTTGTGTTTGCTAAATGTTTTTACACACAACCTTTAGTTATTTGATCGCTTCGGGTGGGATTGATACAAATTTTAGTAGTGGGCTTAATAATATGTCGCGGGGTGTGATTCTGTAAGCTACATCTCGTAATAATTGAACACCAGCTTGGGCAAATGAATAGGCAACCAATTCGCTACAGAACCATGCATCATCATCCTGCCAATCTCGGTTATGTGAAAGAAATGCAGCAATGCCTTTCCAATCATACGGTTTTCCCACTTGGGATTTTGCAAAATCCAGAACGGAGTCAGGAGCATCAACAACATATCGTTCGACACGTGAATAATGAGCTAGTGGAGGCATGGGATGAATTTGTACACCACCCTTACGTAAATAATCCCTCGATACTTTGCCCGAAGGATCCACTGCTAAAGCACCCAACAATGTACCATCCGGTAAAACGAAGTCGACATGATTTGCCCATGACCACGTACCCAACTTAATTATTCTAGCGCCGATTTGGTTTGTTGCACTTACTTGAATAGTGATCATGATAATTACTCCTACTGATACACATATTTATTAAACTAGTACTTATTCACCAAAAATAAGCGGCCATCCGGTCAGGTAATTGTATGATGTTGGATCACTACTCGCTTCCATGTTTGTTCGGTGTTGTTCAGCCACTGCAAATATGGTCATATCGGAGCTAGCAACAGCACTAAAAATTTGAGATGCTAATGTTGGAGTCATCTGGACAAATGTACCAGTCATTGTCTTCCACATAATGTTAGATGGCATGTTCGTGCCAAACATTACCAAACCGAGTTGTTGTATGCGTGAGGTATCGTCGGAGTGAAACCAATCTGTACCAACCTGTACGCCACCAGCTTTTCTTCTATCACGTTCGTTTTTAATTTTCTCCCACATATCATTTTTAGCATCAATCAAATCAGCATTAGATATATTAACAGCTGTGTCAGGACTAATAGTGTTTCCGCTATAAATCCAGTGTGCTGGCCCAACCGCTATGCAAGCATTGTAATCACTATAAACCGGATCAACGATCCAGTCGGTTGTGGGGGTTAGAGTGTTTGGATCAGCTACTTCTTGCCAAACCCATGTTACTTTATTAAAACATAACGACATTATAATAGCTCCAATGTGTGATAATTTTTAGTCCAGGTGACACCAGAACCACTGAATGTAACAGTTACATTAAAAGTTTGATTTACCGCACTATTAATGGCTGCGTTGTTACCTACCAATATAGCTGTAGCTAAAATTTCATCGGTAGCAAGATTACCATCTTGACCCGTTGATGTAGTTCCGGTGCCACCCATTTCAATATGTCCAACGAGCTTTTGTGATGTGACCGAATTGTTTGCCAGCAACTCAAATTCAAGATTCCAACCACCCGAGCGACCATTACCAAAGTTGGATGTAGTATCGGCCCACATGGTAGTACCACCGTAAGACACTGCTATAGTGGCAGTGCGACTGGTACCTGATGCATTTGACCATCGTCCGGCCATTTTCAATCTTAGTGCTTTATCGGTGCTTAATGTTCCACCCGGTACCACATAACTAAAGGTGTTTGTTGGACCAGCAACGGTTATGGTTGCATCGGTTGTAGATTTATCCAAAACATATATTAAATTGGACGGAAGGGTTGATCCTACCTGTGACCACACGGCACCTTTATAGATATACAGAATATAATTAGTAGTATCTACATACATAGTGCCATCACCATATGCTGGTACCGCTACAGGTGTTCCAGCGCCCGAAGTTAGTGATGGTATGGTACCACCTACAGAGACAGTAAGTGGATCTCCATTAACATCTGGAACAAGTTGATAACTATGTGAGCCGAGTACAAGTATTGACATTTGTATTTCCTATTTTGAGTATTTATATTGGTGGCCGACTATCACGGTTAATTGGGCTAACAGAATAGGTGAAGTTAACACCAGTTGCAGTGCCGGTGGGTGTTAATGTATTCAAAAGACCTGATAAATCCGTAATAGATGTAGCGGCATTGCCAATCACACCTTCATTACAAAGATAGCTTGCAGCTCGCTGATATACTAAACCGTCTTTATCACCACCAGTTGAGTAAGCAGTCAAAATTTCATCAGCTGATAGTTCACGCGCAAAGTAGTTAATATCATCAACAGCAAAGTTACCAGTTTCATTTGTTCCGCCTGTAGGGTAACCATTTATATAAACTGCAGTTACTGTGCCGGATTGTTGTGCTGTAGTGGATGAATTGGCAAATTGTCCATTAATGTATAATTTGTGGGTTGTTCCGTTGTATGTATAAGCAACATGGCACCAATCGTTACTTGTGGGTGTGACTAATCCTGCTGATGACACGAGATAAGTGCCACCCCACGTCCAAATAATAACATTACCCGTATCTGTTCCACCACGTGTACCAATTTGTATGGCTGTACCACCACTGGTAGCTGTGTTGTATGTACCAAGGATACTCAACGTAGTACCAATATTCCAATTCACATTAATCCAAGCCATTAATGTAACAGGTTGCAAAGCATTTATGCTTAACAATCCTGTTTGACTTGCTAAATGATAATCAACTGAGCCTGGTGACGTTATAGCCATAATATATCCTACGTGAACGAAAGAGTTAACTCATTCATCAACCAGTTATAAGCTAAATTCCCTGCAACACCAACATTACGTGTCAATTCAAATTGATACAAATTGCCAGCTGTTAATGCTAATGAGGACAATGTAATTGTTTGTGTGTAATATTGTACGTATGCATTGGTTGGCACAGTAACTGCTGTTAAATTGGTACCTGCTGTCCACGAACCGACAGCAGCATTATTTGGAATGTTTCGTGTATACAGTTTCATTTGCAATGCAGCAGCAGCGGCTGGGGCAGTAGTTGTTCGCCCTCTGTACGATATAGTCATCGAAGTAGCGCCAGATGGAATAGGCACATACATACCCACACCTTGTTCAGTGGTATTAGAAAACTGACGAACGTTCATAGCTGGGCGCGTTGGATCAGACACAGTTGGTGCTAGTGCATTAATAACCCAGTCGGCATTGTTGGGTGAGTCAAGGCTAGTAGCAAAGTATGACAACACACGCAATGGGACGGAAGAGGCGGTAGATATTGTAGCAGTGCCGCCCCCGCTATTAACAACACTTAACCCACCGTCAACGTTTAATGTTGTATAAGTGCCAGTTAGTGGCACGCCGTTGCTTTGAACAATAACAGAACTTGGTGTGCTACCGCCGGCCGCGATAGTGGTACCGTTTGCGATAATGCTACAACGAATGTTATATGCGGGTGTGCCCGTAACCGTAATTCTTGCGGTGTTGGTGTTGGTTAATACAATGCTATTGGCTTGTATCAATGCATTAGTTGTTGCATTAAACAAACTAATTACTACATTAAATGTGCCCAAGTTATGCACAACATCGGCATAGTACTGATTTCCAGAAGCTAACGTCCATGCACTTATTACGGTGGAGTATGATGTCGCTGTTTGGGTGCTGTTAATCCACTTAGATGTACTAGAATTGTAAGTTAATACCTGTGCATTCGTTGGGGTTGTTATTAACACGTCGGATACATCGTTGTTAACTAGTGATAGTGTGCGGAATGTTGGGGTAGCGTCTGCTCCTGCCGCTGGCCCCGCAAATACTGTGTTCTTAACTTGAGTGGCAAGAGTGAGTGTTAGTGTACCAGTAGAAGTAACTGGCGAACCACTAGTTGTAAAGATAGATGGAGCGGATAAACCAACTGATGTTACAGTACCGTTGTTGGTGGCGGAAATTGTAACAGAGTTTGCAGCGTCAACAAGATTTATACCAGTTCCTGCTGTAATAGTTTTGTATTCAAGACCTGTGGCTCCTGCATTTACACCAAGTATTTGGTTTGCTGTGCCAATTGTTGATAAACCTGTGCCACCATTTGCAGTTGTTAGGGTGCCCGATAATGTTAGGGTGCCTGCACCAACAATTGGACTACCTGTGAATGTAAGTCCCGTTGTGCCACCGTTAGCAGCGACAGAAGTAACTGTGCCTTGGTTTGAAGTTGATAACCATGCTGAACCGTTGTAAACTTCAGACGTAAGTGTTGTTGTGTTAAAACGATACATTCCAGCAACAGGTGTAGTGGGGCGACCTGCTGTGCTACCAGATGGTAGTGTAACAGATTCTGTTCCAGGCAACACAGGATTAGTAGCAATGGTGACTGTAGGATTACCTGCAGTACCTGCCCCATTTGTAACCGTGATAGTATTTGCTGTACCGGTAATGGTTCTAGCAGCCCAGGTATCAGTAGCTGTGCGGGCGTACAATCCTGTACCGTTCAATGCTTCTATAGCGGCTAAGTCGTTTGCTAATGCAAATGTTGGATTGCCTGAAACACCGTCCGGATTAGTGATTGTTAAACCGGCTGCTGGCGCTGTTAATGTTCTTGCTGTCGTGGTGTTGAGTGCGGTACGAACAACGATACCATTTGCACCCGAATCACTCAATGTTGCTGGTAATGTTTGGTTCGTCCAGTTTGTACCATTCCACGATAGCACTTGTCCCACAACAGGTGTAGTAATGGCTACATCACCCAAGTTAAGCAAGCTTGTTTGGTGAGGGTTGTTGAAATCTGCAATATGGGCATCTAATGTGCTACCATCTGTAGCAACATCACGCCCGTTTACTAAGCCAGACGTAACACTACCGTTAACTCCCACTGAAAACACTAGATTGTTGGCACTGTCGTAACCTTCAAACAGGTTTCCACCAACACCAGATCCTTCTTTAATTGTCACGGCACCTAGTGCTGTAATCGTGGTGATTTCTGGTGTTATTGAATTTAGGTAAGCTTGTTGTAGAGTAGTGGTGCTAGTTACAATACCACCACTTTCAGTGCCAAATTTAGAACCGGCAATGATTAGAGACGCGGCAGGATCGGTTAAGTCTGTGGTAGAACTTTTTACAATAACATAGGCTCTGATTATACCATCATAATAATCAGGATTTAATATGTAGTTGGGGTCAATTACGTTATTGTGTGCAGCATCAATGTTTGAATATGTTGTTTGACTGTACTGAACACGCACTTCATTGGCGCCACCAAAATATATCACTCGTTGGGCTGAATATCTACCATTTGGCACAACTTGGAGTGTACCCGAACCGTCATCCCACAAATTAGGGTCAATTGTAGTTACAGGAGAGCTGGTAATCCATCCACCAGAACCATCTCGGTAGCTGTATCTAAACGTAACAGGAACAAGTGCACCATCAAGAGTGGTATCAGGATCGCTTTTGTCTGTTTGAAAGTTTGATCCAACAATGTACGTTTGTCCAGCGCTCTTGTTTAGGATTAAGTTTGCGCCATTGGCAGTAAAAACGTTACCAGACACATTAATTGGTCCAATAGCGTGTGCCAAATCATGTAACCTAACACCAACATCAAATGCTGCATTTGGTGTGTTCCGAAGGGCGCTTACACTTGTACGGTTTGCATGATCCAAATCAGCCAGTTTAACATAATCACGAAGCTGTGAATTAGAGAAAGATGTCGGCGATTGTGTTACAGTACCAATGCTGGTGATGCCAATGCTTGAACGGTCTGCCGTTGCTAGATTAGTAACTGTTACACCAGTAATATTTGCCCACGATACTATTTGGGCTGTTGGATTAATAGGGTCAGTATGGTTGTTTACTACAATGCCCACGCCGGCGGCTATGTTAATTTTTGTTGGGTCTGCATTAATCGACACAACGCCACCAGTAAGCAATCCAGTTGATGCGTTGTTGGCATTAATACCAACACCAGATACGAATGATTGCCAGTCAAATACGCCAGTGCCTATTTTTACATATAGTTTACCTGTCGTACTTTCAAGAAAAAGGGACCCCACGGGAGCATCTTGCCCCACTCCCGTACGTGGATCGGCGGAGCCTTGAAATATGGCTACGATGTCTTGAATGCTCAAGGCATCTACTCTAAATGCGTCGTCAATTATAGCCAAAACAAAGCTCCTGTATTATTATAAAATATTAATTATTAAAGCACGGTTACACGACGAGCTGTAACATTCACAGCGGTTGTAGAGGTTACTGTCAAGTTCAGCGCGTTGCCGCCTGTTAGTGTAACAGCAATAACCAAGCCATTAATATTTGAGCCAAGTTTAAGTACAGCATAACGAGTGCTGTCAACCGCTACACCGTTGTGAACGGCAAAAATTTCTGCTGCATAGACGCTTGTTGGATCGGCCGCGTCAACAGCACGAACTATCCACTTGGATGCGGTTGTAACAACTGGTCCATCAACAACAACAGTAGTGGTAACACTATTAGCGGTTGTTTCAAGTGCCATATTACCAACGTAGGCATCTAATGCTGTAATGTTTGCGTTGGTCGCATTAGTGGCGAGGATGACCGTACCATTAACGACACTGGCCCCAATAGCGGCATCTAATTCCCCAATAGCGGCTTCTAAAGTACCATTTTGTGTAACTTGAGTTACTGAAGTATAACTAGGTGTCTCGAGACCGGCTGCCCCCTTGCCAATAAAGGCACGAATGTAGCCGAGTTCGTCAAGGCTGGTTTGATCACTTTGTACCCAAGCGGTACCATTGAACGTAAATGTTTTGCCAGCACTTGTGCCACTTTCAACATATAATGTGTCACCTGATGTTTCATTATTAGCATCTTCTGTCCACACCCAAGCACCAGTGGAGCCCGAAGCAATGTAAACGTTGGGCCCAGCGCCACCAGAAATCGCTGAGAATAATACACGGTCGCCAGAAACGATGGTGTGACCATCAACCGTATCAACGGTGCTAGCTGGGAGGGAAGTGAGAGTATTTTCACGAACTACAGCTGGTTCGCGCCAGGAAACGGTTGTACCAAGTTGTGCATCAACATAATTCTTTGTTGCT